CTAGAGTATTCCCCAATATCGCCGTTTTCCATACAAACCTCAAATTTATAGTAAGTAGTTCCCCCTTGACCCGTCCAAGTTCCATTAGCTTGCACGCTTTTTACTTTGCTTTTTTTCTCCATTTTTTATCCTTTATAGGTTAATACAATTTGCTCTTTTCCGTGTACTGGTTCAGCTTGTGGCAATACTTCGCCGTTTTCATCTACAAGCATTTTACCCCTTTGCGCTTGTAAGTACGCATCTTTTAAATCCTTTTCAAGCCGTTTAAGGGCTTCTTTTCGCTTTTGGTATGCTTCTATATGGTCGTACTTGTATCGCGTAGCTCCGTCTTTCCTTGTAGCTTCATAGCCTAATACTTTAGTTCCCTCCCATCGTTGCACATTCAACAAAGCACCCTCTCTATTACGGTCTTTTATTCGTTTAGCTAGTTGCTCCATTTCTTTAGCTATTACTATAGCTTCAATTTCGTAAATACTTCCAGCATCTACGCCAAGCTCTAAGGCGTTAACAACGCCGCATAAAGCCTCTCTTAAATCGTTCAATTTACTTTCCATTTCTTAAAATACTTAGTTTAAAAGCTAAATCTATATACAATTTATACTCCTTAATTTGAGTTTTTGAATAACCATTTATTTCGCCGATTTCTTCAAAATTACGCTTCCAATCTGTAATAGACTTTTCAATACACCCTATTTTTAAAACCCCTAATTTGCATTCGTTTAAAAAATGCGCACTTCCATATATCTGTAGTGGCGACTTTTCCCAAGCATCTCCATACACCCAAGCATCTCCATACACCCTAGCATTTTCAGACACCCTAGCATTTCCAGACACCCTAGCATTTCCAGACACCCTAGCATTTTCAGACACCCAAGCATCTCCAGACACCCTAGCATTTCCAGACACCCTAGCATTTCCAGACACCCAAGCATTTTCAGACACCCAAGCATCTCCATACACCCTAGCATTTCCATACACCCTAGCATTTCCAGACACCCAAGCATTTCCTTTCAAATTACTTTTACTTTCTATCCATCCGCCTTTATCCCCTTTTTTACCCCAACGACAATCGATAGTTAACTCTATTCGATGTAAAGTAAACCCTAATACTATTTTAGTTTCGTTTGTTAATTTAAAGTGTCTCATTTTTTGGCTTGTTTAAATATTCCCACTCTTTTATAGTTGCGTTTTCGGCTGTTCTTCGTCCCTCCGTCCATTCTTGACGAATAGCGCAATACATATCGTATTCTTTATTTATGTGAGCTTCTAGCATTAATTCACGCTCTAGGCTCATTCCTTGAAGTTGTTCAAATTGTGTCATAATATTAGTTGTTTAAAGTAGCTTCTATCTCTTCTACCATTTCTGATTTTGTCATTCCGTAGCAATACTCATATCCTGTAATTTCTTCGTATAAATCTGCTACTTGTGATTTTGTCATTTCTGCGTAGTTGTAAGTAGTTGTCATAATTTCTAGTTGTTTAGTTGTTAGTTAAAGGGGCGCTATGCCCCTTTTTTTAGTGGATTACTATTATACCGTTATTGTTTCTTCTTGGTTGCCAAGTTCCTAAGGTTCTGTAATTTTCGTCTTTAATTAAAACGCCGTCATATACTTTTTTAAATGTTCTAGTAGTTGGTAAAAGTTCAACTATTTGCTTTTTTGTTGCTTTGCTAAAAGTTCTTGTTGTTGTTGCTACTTGTGTCATTTTCTTGTTCTTTTGTTGTTATTACTGGTGTAAAGATACAATTGTATTTTAAAGTACCAAAGAAATACTAAGAAAAGTTTAAAAAAGTTTAAAATAGTTTAGATAATTGTAAGCTCGAAGCCTTGCGGGGCTGCATTTAATAAGGCTTTAATAGTTCTGCGACTATTTGTAATATCATGCTCGCCGTCTGCATTAATATCATAGAAATAAGAGCCTAAAGCGATACACCCCCTTAATTGGTTGTAGTAATTTGCTGGGTGTATTAGTATGTAATCTCTTCCTTTTACATTTAATATTTCAAAATGTTTACCGTACTTCTCGCTTTCCCTAGGCATTACCTTATAAGTGCCTTTAGGTATCGCGCTAATATTACGCATATTAGCTTTAAAAGGCAGCTCTAGGCTTACAGCTTCAAAAATTGTATCTAAGCCCTTATATAATTGCAAACGCCCTAAAGTCTGCTTGCCATTGTCTGAAAGTCTAAAAAGTACGGCTTTTAATTCACTCATTTTTTACGTCCTTATAGAATTTATAAAAGGTATATGAAATTGCAGCGACTAAAGAAATAACCCTAAGCCAGCTTTCAGCTTCTGAAAGGCTCACACTTATAGCTCCCGTATTTGCTGCTGCTATTTTTACGCTATCTATTACGTTGTGATATTTATCTTGCATCAATTTACGCTAGTTGTAGTAAAGTTAGTCCCTTTCTTATACTTTAACAATAGGCTGCCATACCAATATCTAGACGCCGTAGAAACACCGCTAGAGCATTGTATTTCAATTAATAACCTATCGCCAGCTTTAAATATTGCCGTTGTGCTTGTAAATTTAAAGCTCATTGCCTTTTTATTTGTAGCCGAATCAACGGCTAAAGCTTGCGCCTCTAATAGTGTTACGGTTGTTAGTCCCTTTCGTACATGATACGCAGCTATTGTAATAGTTCCTGCCGCATTTATACCGTTATCAGTGCGCAATATGAAACTATCAAAATATCCGTCATGCGTTGCTAATAGGTTTACATCGTCCACACTAGAGCTAGTTGTTTCCAGCGTTGAGTAAAAAGGTAGATAATGCCTTGTAGTACCTAGATTATCATAGAATGAACACCCCGTAAATAAATCAAAATATGCACTTACGTTTTTAGATACTTCTTGGGCGACCCAATATTTATCTATTACAATACGCGAGTATTTACCAAAGCTAAAAGCTGGCGTAAACGAATCTATATTAATTGTAGTTGCTCCTTTGCTCTCTGCTTGGCTTAATTTTAATACTTGACTTTTGCGCGCCGTTGTGTCTATTAATATTAATTGAGTGTTATCTTGTAAGTCAAAATCTAAAGCCTCTACATTTAATGTAGTTAGCGCGCCGCCATCTGGGTCAATTCCTAAAGCATCGGTTAACTTAGTAACGCTTTCCTGTGATGCTATTTGTGAAATTGTCGCTCCAGCGTTATTAAATACTTTGCTTTTAGGGTCTCCTAAAATTACAGGCTCATCATCATTAGTTAATATTACTATATCGCTTTCAGGTGCTTCAACCATCATCTGCCACCCTCCAGCAAGCTCCCCCATACCTAAATTGTAAGTACCGCCATTAAATAGCCAATCTTCAAATACATTGCTTCCAGCCCTAGAGTCATATCCACGCTTATACATACGGCTTACTCTATTATACTTACCTGAAATATCAAAATAAGGCTCTATACATTTAGCTTTTAATAGTTGTTGGCTGTATCTATTATACTGCATTATATCTAAGCTAATACGCTTCTGGATAATATACGCATCTCCGACCCCGTTAACATTCCACATATTTGACTGCTGCCAGTTGTTACCGCTGGTATTTATCCAAATACATTTATAACCAGCCGCCGTTGGTCCGTCTCCGTATACCGTATCAGCTATATTATAAATAGCACTTTGAGAAGTGTTAGAGCCATCTACAGAAGTTGTAAGCACTTCGCTATTATTTACAAGCTCGCCATCTGCATACAAGTAAATTTTAAAATCTGGTAAAGCTATTGATAAACCAAAATTAGCCCAAATTTGGTTATTTGTTTGCGCTGTTTCGTTGCCGTCTCCGTCAACTAGCTTAATATCGCTTAAATTATCGCATACAACTTTCAAAAAGCCGTCAATATCAATATTAGGCGTATATATATCGAATTCAACTTCATGCACGCTTGTTGTTCCTATTGGGTCATTTTGCGAAATAGCAAACATACCACTAGATACTTTCATTCGTGTACTAGAAGTCGGTCCCCAAACTGAAGTTATAGGACTTTCGCCGTTTGGCATATTATCAACGCCATACTGTAAAGGGCTTATATCTGTATTGTTAATTATTTGACCGTTATCGCCCCAGCTCTTTATTTGTAAGTGCTGGTCCGACCCGCTTAAATTATCTATATATACTTTAATAGGAAGCCTAGCGAAACGCCCGTACATATGCTTATTATACGTTGCATTATTACCCGTTTTGCGCATTATAAATCTAACCGTTCCTTTTATACGATATTTATAGTCTGCGGCGTTGCTTTGTATTTCACCACCTAAAGATGGTTCACTAGTATAGCCTAGATTTTGCCAATTTTGCAAACTAGGTATTAAATAAGGTCCGTATGTTTGGGCGTATTCCCACGCCGATAATATAGAACCGTATTCATTGTCAAAAGGGTTTGACTGGTTAGCTGGCGCATTTATAAAAGAGTTGTAATACAACGGGTATATATTACCATCTTCTTGATATCCCGCCCCTTTCCAATCTACTGTAAGCTCACGAAGTGAGCGGCTATAAGAGTGTGTTCTATCGTAAAAGCCTGGAAATGCAGATGAGTTATTTGGGTTTAAGGGGTCATTTGTTGCAATTTCTCCAAGCGCAATAAATAAAGCATTTGTTTCTGTTGCTGTTGTATGCGCTGTATTATCTGTTTTATAATTAAACCTTTTTAAGGTTAAATCTGCAAGATGTGGCATTTGCTCAAATACATACTTTCCGTCATCTAATATAATACGAGCATGAAATAAATTGCAAACTATATTCAACACTTCTAGTATATTTTTTGGCTTAAATTCGCCATCATTATACTCATTTAAAGGCGTTGTATATATACCAGCTTTTGCACAAGGGTCGTCAACTTCTGCGGTCATTGTGGTACTTTCAAACCACTTAACATACGTTTGCAAAAAGATATCATTTGCACCCCACAAGTCAAGCACGCCAGTAAGCTCAAAGCATTTAGTAATTAAGTCCTTAATTTTAAATCGTTGGTCTATTGGTGTTCCGTCTGCATTTGCAAAAGGTCTATCTTTCATAAATCCAATAGCACAAACGGCGCTAATCTTTAAACTAAAAGGGTATGCATCATCCTTATAATTTATCATATCTGGAAGCACGAAGCCTGCCCAATATAAATTATAAGAAGTATCATCTTGATAATAAATTTTAATCCTAAAACGCCCCTCATTACTACTTGCAATCTCTTGAATAACAGATAATTTACTAGCATTGTCAATAACAAATTCAACACTTGCCGAGCTAGACTTTATTAGGTTATATGATTTGTCGCTTGGGCTTTGCCATGTTATCATTACACCGCTTTGCCCATATATTTCTAAGGTCGTAGAGCCGCCAGAATGTTCAGTATCATAAATTTCTACCTTATAATCCTTTTCGCGAATATTTGTAAACTCGGCTGTATATCTTAACCCCATATTATCGCACTCTCCTACTATTAATTAATGTTTGCTTAGAGCTTAATAAGATATCTGTACCATCTAAGCGACCAGTTACAACAATGTTTTGTTGCCCTCCTCCAATGAATTGACTTAATTTATCAAGCGGGGCAATTACTTCGGGGTTGCTTCTAGTTGTACCTATACCCTCCCCTACAAGTCCCATAGTAGGACCGAACACAAGCCCACCTTGTGCAAAAGCTGGTATTGGTGCTGCGGCTATAGTTGCAATTTGTGCCGCCCCTAGTCCAGCCACTATTGCAGCCATTACAGGGTTAGCAATAGACGCTGCAACTTGCGCTGCTACGTTTATCGTAGCTTCAAACATAGCCCTTGCCTTATCGGCTATTGCTTGCTTACGTTGTAAAGCTGCTTTCTTTTTAGCTACTTTTTCGTCTAGCTTTTCTAATGCTTTTTGCTTTTGCTCTTCGGTCTTTTTACTATTCGCTATTCTCTCGGCTTCTTTGTTATAATAGTTGTCTAGTTTAGTCATTTGATTATCTATATTCTGACCTATAAAGTCGAATACTTGACCAAACACACCGCCGAATTGGTCGGCAAAACTTAACACCATTTCGGATAAATTACCCATTTTAGAAGCTACGGCATCCATTCCCTGTAAAGGTAAATCTGCCATTCGTCCGCCTTGTAGTTGTCCGCCTACATCTGTCGAGCCTACCGAATCAATAGTTTTAGTACTTACTGTTGCAGTTTCTACTTTTTGGCGTGTTTTGGGGGTGCTTGGTGTTCCAGACCCAACCCCCATAGAAGCGCCTAAGTTACCAAACGCCCCCGCAATCTCTTTAGCTTGGGACTTCATCGAATCGCCAAAGCTCTTAAATTGGTGTTCGTATTCTTTTGTTTCGCCTTTTAACTCTTCTAAGCCATCGGCTATATTTTCGTATGGGTTAGGTATTGGGTTTTTACCAAAGAACTCTAAAACCTTATTAAAACCTTTTATAACTAAACTCAAAGGGTTGTATTCTACAAGCCATTGTAAAGCCTGTATAAGTGCATTTTTCCACCATGACCAATCCCCAAGCCTCTCCTTAAAGGCTTCCCAATTATCGCGCACATATAAAAAGGCTGCAACTAATCCAGCAATAGCGGCAACGGCTAAACCAATAGGGCTAATTACTGCGGCTACTACGGTTGCAAGTGTACCAAATAGGGCAACAACTGGACCGAGTACAGCAAGCACCCCGCCAATAGTTATAATTATGCGCTTTGTTCCGCCGTCTAAATTTAAAAACCAACTAACAATAGACTGCGCTTTATCTGTTAAAGTTTTAAGTACTGGAACTAATGCCTCCCCTATCACTTCCATAAGGTCGCCGAAGCTATTTTTAAGCTGTTGTAACGGACCAGCCCCAGCTTGTGCCGCTGCCATAGCTTGCCCCTCAAATTGACTAGACAAAGCATTTACGGCACTATCTAAACGGTCAGTACTACCTACTGCGCCCTCTATTTGTATTCCGTATCTACTCAAGGCGTTTGTACTACTACCTACTGACTTAGCCACTAAATCAGCCGCCCCCGCAAGGCTCATACCTTTTGCGGTTGCCATATCTTGTATAAGCGGAGTTAAGCGTTTAATAGCTTCCTCTTCTAGCCCCATACTAGCAAGCATAGATTGAGCTGCTATTGTTTCCTCATCTCCAAAAATAGTAACTTTTTGTAGCTCTCTAGCTTGTGCGGTTAATGACTTATAAGCCTCTTCATTACCTTTTAAGGCTGTCATTAATTTAGCCTCTGCCTTAGCTTGTGTATCAAAGGCTTTTACACTTGCAGCGGCAAAAGCTGTTAAAGGTGCGGTTAGTCCTACGCTCATGCCTTTACCTACATTCTGCATAGATTTGCCTACCTTTCTTAGGCTTTTTTGAGCTTTTTTAAGTCCTGTATTGAATTGGCTTAAATCTACCCCTAATTTAACCGTTGCTTGTTTAAGTCCCATTTCTTAGATACTCCTTTTTTCTTGATTAGCTTACGCCTCTCATTTATATACTTTAGCTTTTCGGCACTCAATTTATTAACCTCTTCGGGTTTTTTGTCCCATGCAAAAGGCATCAATTTATAAGGATCTAGGCTTGCGCCTTTTTTCGCGTGCGGTTGCAATAGTTTAACTATTGTCATTCTAGTACGTTCCCACTCGCCCCTGTCTCGATACTCTTGCAAATCTTCAAAGCCTTTCAGTTTATTTCTAAACTCGCGTGGTGTGAAGTCGTCAAGCTCTTTAGGGCTTAAATTTAGCCACCCAAAAGCAATCTCTTCGAGTTGGTCGAAAGTATAGTAAGCCCCTAACTGGGGGCTACTATCTACTTTTTTTTTGACTTCTTAGGCTCTGGCGTTGGTTCTGGTGCTAAGCTTGTAGCAAATACTTCTAATACTCTCCCTAGTGCCTCATTATCTTCGTCTAATAAATCGGCTACATCATCAAGGGTCATATTAAAAGGCTCTTTTGTTACTCTAGCTCCATCCTTTAAACCAGCCCACACAAGCGCAATAGCTTGCGTGAAAGATATATCTTCGCCTATTGCGTTAATATCTTTTAGAGTCAATCCTGTAGCATCGCCAAAAGCTCGCAAGGCTGCAAACCCGTATTTTACGGGTCTGGCTGTGCCTGCTATAATTATGGGGGTTACTTTTGACATATTATACTACTGTTACTTCGTCTAAGGCTCTTGAACCAGCGATATTAATAGAATACGTTGCCGTCTCTTCTACGCCTCCAGATACATTCAAAGAAGTAATATAGCCTTGACCCTCGTAGTAATTATCTCCAGAAGCTGTACTTTGTAAAGTAAACTCTATGTATACTTTAGAACGATTATCTAAGTAGCCGAATAAAGTGCTAAAGTCCGCCCCACTTTCAGAAGTAGCCGAATATAAAGCATCCGTAGAAACTGACCACGAACGTAAGCCGCCTCCAATTTCTTTCCAGCCTCCAGAGCCTTTAGTTGTAATATCTCGCTCATCCATAGATACCTCTAAAGAGCAATTTGTTGCGTGCGCGATTATTTCCTCGCTTCCGTCTGTTGTATGGACTTTGAGTACTAAGTCCGTAGCGTTTAAGATAGCCATTGTTATTTGGTTTTAGTTGGTTTTTTTGTTGATTTTTTAGCTTTTAAAGGCTTTAACTCTCCGCAAATTAAAGTGCCACATTTTGCAAACTCGCGCGCTGTTTCCTCTTTAAAAGTTACAACTACTCCGCCCTTACGGTATTGTTTGCCTTTTACTTTGCAATCCTCTGTTAGTCTAATTTTATACATAGCTTACGTGTTTAGTCTTACATCTATCACTAAAGATACATAATGTAAGTTATTAATACTATCGTAGTCAGTTCTATAATTGGTTACTATACAACCGTTTAAACTTACGCCGTAATATGTTGCTGGCGTTTTTTTATCAAATAATACTTGTATTCTATGCGCTATATCTTGCACTATATTATACTCCGCATTAAAGCACTCAATATTTACTACCGCTGTACTTATCGGCGCACGTTGCACCCCTTTTACATTGTCTTTCTGAATATTAAGAATCTCGTAATATATCCCCTCTTCGGGCTTCTGGTTATATATCGCGCTCGGTTGTATCTTTGCAGCTGGCACTAATGCCGTAAGCGTTGCATCATTACTCATTACGCCATATATAAACTTTCCTGTATATGATATACTACTCATCTAGCTTAATGCTTTTGCGGCAAACTTTTCTAGTTTACTGCTCATTTGTTGCTCAAATTGTTTACGACCAGCGTTATAGCCCTTTTCTACGAATCTACGACCCGCAAAGCCTACATTGTAGCCAGTATCTTGCCCATATTCTACCCAATGCCCAATATAGCCCGCATATTTCCACTTAGACCCCTTGACACGCGGACCGATGTAAATACTAGGGAAGTTTTTACTTTTCCCTGTAATATTACCTATTGACTTCTGCAAGTCTCCAGCCATGTGAACACCTAGCACGCCGCTTTTACCATATACGAATCTATCGTAGTCACTAACTGGGACGGCCGACTTCATAGCCTTACGAATAGCACCACCAGAAGAGCGCAAAGCCTTTAAAAGCGTTTGCCTCTTAATCTTGCCCGAAGCCTTTAATAATTGGCGTTCTAGCTCTCTACTGTCAAAATCAATAGTAACACTCATTCGCTTGCTATTGCCGTTATCTCTATAAGGCTCTTATTTCCTAGCCCTTTCTTAATTACACTTTTTATTTCATACGTTGAGTTATCGTATGTAATAGAATCTCGTGAGCTTACAGCGTTCACGGTGCTGTCGTATCTTAATGTAAAAATTGCCTTTGTTCTCGATGAAAAAATGCCGTCTGTTAGCTTTTCATCTGCTGCAACTTCTTTTATATGCGCCCATACATTTGTAATAGAATAGGCGGCCTTTACACCTCCATAGTCTGTATCTTGCGTAAAGCTCGCTATATTTAAAGCTATCTTATATCTAAAGCTCCCCGCGTCCATTAAAAGCCTGTATTTTTATAGTTTCTAATTATACGGTTGTACCCTATTGGCAATTCTTTCGCATTTCCATAGGTTACAGCACTCCTATTATCGTACCAATGTGCAATAAGTAAATACATAGCTTGTCTTAAAGCTGGGTCAATAGTTGTCATTGTAGGCGTTGCTGTATATTGTATTTGAATAGCTCCTATTCTATTATCATAGTCAGTTATCCACCCATCGACAGGCTCAACTTTTGGTAAGCCATTGTCTACAACATATCTATACTTGGTATTATCAAGTATATTTACAGCATTATCCTTATAATATATTACCGTCATTGTAGTAATATTACAAGACATTTGAAGCTCTATAATACCGCGCCCGCTTGGAAATCTATCGAAAGTTTCCGTATACGTTCTATTTACTAAGGCCGTGCTTGTTTCCTCCTCTATGAAATCGCGTACATTAGATATAAGTTCCGTTATATAAGTATCATCATCCGAGCCGCTAACTTTTAGAAAGTCTTTAGCTTGCGTTAATGTTATAGGCTCTACACCTGTATATACCGTTCTTTTTAAAAATGTAGCCATTTATATAGAGTTGTAAAAAAGGCGGCGATTAAACCGCCTTTCTATTGATTGAAAAAATCTAACTACTACGAGTTAGTGTCTGTAAATCTAACTAGTGTTTGTGCTGGTCTAGCTGCTAAACCGTCCACTAAGTTGGTAACAACTAAACGACCTAAACCTTTAGAAGCGTTTGTGTATGGGTCGAATAATACCGACATACCGCCAAACTGCCCTAAATGAACATCACTAAAGTCTCCAAATAAAATTTGGTCTACCGTTCCAGTAGTAACATTACCAACATTATTAGAAACGTGGTATTTGTATGTATTTAACGTCTTTTGGAAGTTGTCCATAAATCCAGCTACATACTCCGCACCCGCTAAACCTTTGGCAGCTCCTAAAGCTGTAGGGTTAAATAAGTAAGCTAATCGCGCCGCTGCTGGGTTAATGTTATTCCCTAAAATAGTTGTTTCCATACCTAACAAGTCAGCAATTGTTAAGTTGGTTGTTGTGTCAGCGTAAGAAGCTGCGTCTAAGAATATAGAAGTTGGTCCTGTAGCCGCATCAGCATCAGCAAGCAAGTTCTTTTCAAACTGCGCCATAACAGCTTGAGCCATATTACGCTGTAATACTTTTTCTACTCCAGCGTTTTGGGCTAACAACTCGGCAGACATTCCAACTACTGAAATAATCTTTTTAGGTGTCAAGCTCTTTGTAGACAAAGAACCGCTTTCGCTTACATCAGACGTACCGTCTAAGTTCTCACCGATAAAAGAAGCTGTGATAGAGCTTACAATTGGGAATTGACGGTCAGCTTGTAAACCAGAGTAAAAATTTGCTCCAGCTTGTACAAGTACTGAATTTGCTTCTAATTGGTCAACAAAAGAAGCATTTTCCACTCCAGCCTTTTCTCCTACTGCATTACGCATTTGCAATACTTTTGCTGGTACTGCAACACCTCTAAATAGTTGTTGTGGAGCTTCAAGGCGTGCCTCTTCGTCCATCTCTTTAACAATACCCTCTAAACGACCAGTATACGCCGCTTTCGCTAATGCACCAAAAGAGAATTGGCGTAAAGTCTTATCTTCTTTAGGGTCTTGCATTTTGAAATCAATAGGAGCTGCGGACAATTCTAAAGCTCTCTCTAGGCGTTCAATTCTCGACTTGTGGTCGTTAATTTCGCTGTCTAATGTGTCAAAACTTGCTTGTTCTGTTTCGTTAAGGCTTCTATTTTCCGCCTCTGAAACTTCTACTAAAGCGCGCATTTCTGCAACTTTTGAAGCTAAAGCCTCTCTAAGTTCTTTTAGTGTTTTTTTCATTTTAATGAATTTTCGTGAATGGTTAAAATAGCCTTATAAGGGCGTTTGTTTGTTGGTGTTTGGACTTCTTTAAATGCATCCATTGAGCGTAAAGCTGCGCTTGTATCTGGATAAGCTGGTCGCGTTACTAAGCTAACATCTACTAACTTTGAAACGTCCAGAACAGTACGCGTATACTCGCCGTCTCTTTCCTCCCAATGGTCTTTATTTATATAAAAGCCGAAACTCATTTTTGAAATATCGCCGCGCTCTACGAGTTTAGCGGTATCTTTTCCTAGTTGTGTATCTGGCATAGTCCACTCTGACAATAAGCCGTTTTCGTCCTCTTTTAGCGATAAAGTACCACTAGTAGAGCGAGCAAATAGCATATTGTTATCATGGTTTAACAATGCCACACAATCCAAGTCTTTAGAAGCTAAAGCATTGGCAAAAGCCCCTCTTTGTATAACCTCCCTAAAGCCTCCTAAATCAAGGCTTTTCTTATCGAATACAGCCGCATACCCTCTAATAGTATAGCCGTTTTCAGTTTTTTCAGCCCTTAGCTCTGCAGCGTCAAGCTGTCTTATTTCCTTTTTCATCTGCTTTAGGGTTTTTATCGTTAATATTTATGTAGTTCATAGGCACATATAAACTATCGCCGTTGTCTACATCGTTCATATTTTCTCGCCGTCTTATCTCGTTTGGCGTAATAGCTCCAACTTGGAAAAGCTTAGCGTAGTATTCGGCTCTTGCCTTTGCATCCCCTCTTAAAAGTTGGTTATTGTTATGCTCAAAGTATGTGTTACCCTTGTCCGCTTCTGGTATTAGCTTCTTATTAAGCTCTTGCTCTAGCTTTACGGCTACGGGGTTAATCGTATGAATAACAAATTCAATACTTTGGTGTTCGATATTAGAGAAAGTTGCACGCTCTAAGTCTCCTAATAAATGCGGCGGCACTCTAAAAATACGGCTTATCTCTAAAATACTAAATTTACGAGTAGCTAAAAATTGGGCTTCGTCTGGTCGTAGCTGTATAGGTTTATACTGCATCCCCTCTTCTAGTATTGCCGTCTCAAATTTAGAGCCTATTCCAGCATGGAAAGTTTTACGCCAAGAAGCTTTTAAAGTCTTTAGCGCATTACTTCCAATAGTACCTGGATGCATAAGCACGCCGCTTATTTTAGCACCACTTTCGAAAAACTCCTTACCATACTTTTGAGCTGCTATACCTAGAGCTATATTATCCATTGCTTTAGATATTCGGCTTTGCCCTTGCAAGCCATCAAAAGACATATCTAAAAGGTGCAACATATCATCCGCCGCAATAGTCCCCTTGTCTTTTACGTTAAATACTTTGTAGCCGTCTTTTATCTCTATTTGTACATCGTCTGGATGAATAAGCACCAATCCAACAGGCAAATTATTCTTGCGTACTATATGCGCGTAAGCGTTACCATACAACAAAAGAGTATTTATATACGTTTCAAAGAATGTGTACTTGCTCATTATCTTATTCGGCTCGCTATTTACGAGCTTAAATAATGGGCTAGCGGTGTACTTTTCTCGTCCTTTCTCCGTTTTTATATAGTAATCTAAAGGAAGTTGTGCAATCGTTTCGGAAATTACGCGAATAGCTGCGTATACAGCCGAAAATGTAAGAGCTGTTTCGGGTGTTACATTTACCCCGCTCATATGGTTGCTTAGAGCTGTATCTATAAAACCGCGCTCTTCGGGTTGTGACTGACTAAAAAGCCTACTTAAAAAGTTTGCCATTTCAAGTTTTAGGTTTTTGCAATTTACAACTAATTAATTTAATTTCAAATAGATAAAAATCCGCGCCCCTCTTGGTAAACGCTTCGCTCTTCTCTCTCTGTAAATATCATCTCTCCAGTAGCCATTAACATAGCTACAATAGAATCAATTTTATCTTTTGCTTTTCCTTTCGTAGGCTTAACATCGCCCGCATCATTAGTAGATAGTTGTACGTTTCCAATCTGCCAGCGTAATACTGGGCAGCCATAGTGTACAACTTCTTTATTTAAAAGCTTAATCTCTAAAGCTTTTGTAGGGGGGGACATACTGACAAAGCCTTGACCGAATGGGGACATTTTAAGTCCTTTTTCGGCTAAGTTAAGCACTAATTGGCTAGAATTATAACGGTCATACGCAATACTTTGTATGTTGTACTGTTGTTTAAGGGTCAATATTTTAGCCTCTACATAGTTAAAGTCTGTAGCGTTGCCGTCTGTTACTTCTAATATATCGCCCCACTCCGTATAATTTACGCCGTCTTTTAGCCCATTTCTACTAAAATACTTCTCTTCTGGCAGAAAAGTCCAATGCTTATAAATATAATAATCATCTATTTGCCATACTAAAGCAAAACAAGTTAAATCTCGCGTACTCGCCAAATCTAAACCGCCGTAACATGGTAAACTTATAAGTTTATTTTCGTCTATTACATGGTCGTTTTCAACCCAAATTTTATCACTTATCCAGCGCACATCTGACCCCGTCCATTGGTTAAGCATTAACCTCCTAAATATATTTTCATAGCTTGGAAGCGTTGCAGCTTTTAAAGCCTCCCTTTTCATATAGTCAGCCTTTAAACTAACGCCAAAATTAGGATTAGCCTTTTTCCAAGTTTCTTCGCTTTGTATATCATCATCAGGCGAAGCCTCGTATATAACACTCAAAAAAGCATCATCTTTTAAAGCACCCTCTTCTACTCTCTTAGCATAGTTGTACATCTTATAACATTCGCTAGTAGTATCATATCCAGCCGTAGTAATTGCCACCATTAAAGGCTGCTGTCGCGCTCCCGTTGCTGTCTCTAATACTTGATAAAGATTTTCACTATCTGACTTCATGGCGTGCAATTCGTCATATATTGCCGCCGATACATTAAATCCGTGCTTTGTCCCACTCTCCGAGCTTATGGCTTTATAAAAAGAACCTTGTGCATCGTAGGTAATAGAATTTCTAAAGCATTTTAAATATTGTCCTAGCTCTGGCTTATTGTTAACCATTCCTTTAGCCGCTTCAAATACTAACTTTGCTTGTTCGCGGTCATTTGCTGCGCTATAGTATTCTGCTCCTGGCTCGTTATCGATAAACATTAAAGTAAGTATAATGCAAGCCGCAAGTGCGCTCTTGCCGTTCTTTCTAGGTAGAAATATAAAGGCTGTTCTATACTTCCTTAGCCCTGTATCAAGGTGTTTCCACCCAAAAATGGGCTTTATTATCTCGGATTTTTGCCACTCTTCAAGTATAAAAGGCTTTCCGCCCCACTCTCCCTTAGTGTGAGTAAGGTACTTTTCAATGAATCTTACAGCCTTTTCCGCTGCTTCTTCATCATAATAGTACTTATTTAAGTCTACTTCTGTCATATTTCTAAAGGCTTCGGACCTTGTGTAGGCATACTTATACGAGTTCTTGCGCTTGGAGTAAGTCCAAATTGAGCCGCCAGCTTCATAGCATTTGCTAGAGCATCCTTACTTATTGCTTGCTCTGGCTTTTTACTTCGTCTAGTCAGTAACCCCTCATCGTTGTAAAATTCATCAATTCGCCCGTGTTGGTTTAAAAAGCTTTCCATCTCAAAATATAAACCCATTTCATTAGCGTAAGATGAAACTAAAGCAAGGTCTACCAAATGAAGCATTTTTTTGTTTAGTAGTTCGTGCGTTACTATTTCCCACTCACGCCGTCCCCACTCATTCAAATCTAAAGGGCAGTCAGGTATATTTACCAATGTACTTACTTCCATTTCATTAGGGAGCATTCTACAAGGCTGGTCAGTCCCAGACATTTGTTTTAATCGGCTTGGCTTGGGGGGTCTCCCTTTCATATTTTTATCTTACTTATACAGAAACTCCAATTTTGCACGCGTGTTTTTCTCTGACCACCGCGGCGATGTACAGTTAATAGGGCTTAGGTATTTTACACCCCCTCCCTATATATCTTTCTCTTTTAATAATATTAGTAAGTCGGTAGATTTTATTTTGCAGTATCGCAGCCAGTAGCTACCCGTTATCATTGCTTAACTGTATCACAATTACTTACTTATCTCTTGCACTCTTCTTACTATGACAGCTAAAGCATAGTCCTTGTAGGTTGTCGGGGTTTAGCTTAGCACCGCCTTTGTTGATTGGTTGTATATGGTCAACTACCGTACTACTACTTACATTCCCTCTCTCCTCACACATCTTACATACTGGGTCTCGGTTAAGTATCATTAGCCTAAGCTTGCGCCATGTTCTACTATTATAAAAAGCTGCATTACTTCTATCCATTCCCGTAAATGCTCTCTTCTTATCTGCTACATAGGACATTCTAGCCTTAGCCTTTAAGGTGTGTCTATTCTTCTTTGGTATACTAGGCATCGCGCTGCTTCATTCGTTCCTTATGTAGCTCTATTAGAAAGGGCTTTAAGTCTTTCCTATCTCCGTACTTAATATGACAAGGACGGCATAAGGCTTGTAAATTATCTATTGTGTCCCTCTCTTTACTTCCTCCCATACCTCGCGCCTCGATATGATGTACATCAGTTGCACACTTGCCGCACACCTCACAACTTACAAAGTCTGTATCTGTATAGCCTAAAGAGTCTAAGTATATGCGTGTGTGCTTCTGCATTATTCTAGGCGTTCCTTTACTTGGTTAATAAGTAACTCCATGCGGTTATTATAAAACTCATCAGAGCTTAGAGCCGTATCGCTTTGCTCCCAAAGTCGATATAATACAGCTCTTAGGCGTTGGCTCTGACTTTTAGCGGGCATCTTCTTTAAGTCTGTGGCTGCGCTTTCTAGTACATCCTTTTGCTGTTGCGTTACTGCTCCAGTAGTTAGGTGTAAAAGGCATTCTTTTCTTCTTAACTCAAATAATTTGGCGCATTTCTCGGCACTCAATTCGGGGGTGCTAAAAGTTAATTTAATAGAGCCGTCCGCCCTAGTAGATACAGCCTCTAGCCCGCTATGTATTACAATACTACTCAATTTCTTGTAAGTTATCGATAAGTAGTATTAAATCTTCGTTAGTTATCCACCCAAATAGACGGGCTAACACTATAAGCCCCGTTATGATATACATTATCAATTTAGGATAGTTTATTTCACCCTCTGGGCTATACTCTGGGCTTGTAACATTGTCAGCAACTACGGTTAATACATTCCCAAAAGGTAGAGCTTGTAATGCTCCAAATAATAGCTGTTTAAGTAGATTTTTCATTTTATCGGTATGAAGTTCCGTATAATTGCCCGCTGGTAGATTTTAAAAAACATGAATAACAAGTGCGGGCGTTGTGCAGCGTTCAAGTAGCTTGCTCACTTATGGTATTATCTAACAAAAGATAGTTATCTATTTCATATATAGCCTCTTCCCATCCTTTGCAAATTTCAGCTTTATAACCTCTTTTATTAAGGTCATCTACCCAATCCTTTTGGCTTTGATTGGCATAGCATTGCTTATTAAATTTCAATTCAATGAATAAGCCAAAATATCCGCCTCTAGCCTCACAAATTTGTAAATCTGGGAAGCCTTTTACATATCCCGTATTTTTACTCTTCTTTGCTTGCTTTATGCCCGTACGAATACCGCCTAAACTTGCGCAATATCTTACTTCTGGATAATACTTTTTAAGATAGTTTACAACGTGTGTCTGTAGACCCTCCTCATTGAAATAGTACGGCTCTTGCATTTATCGAGTCTCTTTTACTTTAGCTTTAGCAATATGCAACTTTAAGGCGTGCCTAATTTCGCCGCTTAGCGTTCTATCGTTGCCTTTAGCAACTTCTTTAAGGGCTTCCGTTTGCGCCTTATCTAGCTTAATCGCGTATGTAATTTTATCGCTCATTGGTTTATTTTTGTAGTGCTAATATAGTTATTTTTCTTTTAAAATACCATCTTTTACAATATAATGCGCTTCTGTCATTGCATCGTATAAAGCATTTACAGCCTCCACCTCTTCAGCTCCTAGCATCTTATCTACTTCTTTTTCATATCGTTTTGCCGTAGTTAGCAATACGTTAAAATATTGCTTTGTCCTCTGGCTATGCACCCCTTTAAGGTTATATAGTTGTTCGTGAAGGCTCTTAATAGTTGCAATGATTAAAAGCAAATCAGTTTGCGACTGGTCGGGCATTTGTTTATATTTGTTTGTCTTTTTCATAATTAGTTATCAGTTGTTAGCCCCATCCTTGTGATGGGGTTTTCTTCAGTCATCTTGGTTTTGTTTTATTTCTTTAATCCTTTCTAATATTCTTTGATATGTTTCGTAAACATTTTCGCAGGGCGTATCACCGTCAATACTTAAACATTTCTCCAACTCATCAATCACTCGTTGATTAGCGTATTGTTCTCGCTCTTTGTATGTGTATTCCTTAACTGAACTATTTGAAATTGTTTGTCTTGGTGTATTACTAAAATCTTCTTTTATCATTCTTGGACTTTGTTTAATTACCTTACTATTATCTACTTTCATATCTCTTGTTTTAGTTCTTTGGCTTCGTAATTACACTTAACCCAGTCGGCAAAGCGTTTGAAATTGGATTGAACAACCAAACTATTATAGAGTACAGGATTATTACTACCTTTATATTTAGGTTTATTGTTGGGAGCGTATTCAATATTAAACTCCTTACAGTAACCCATAAGTATATTATTAATATGCTCGTCATACGCTCTGTAGCTTTTGTTTCTTGGCGTTCCTGTATCAAACCTACTTAAAAAGTTACACACACCATTAAATGCTCTTATTTTATCTTTTACTCCCATAAGTTTCTTGGTTTAATTTCATTAAATCCTCTCTTAATCTTTCACGGAAAGTTTCTTCCCCATCATCTCCCGATAGATACCAATCTATTCTTTGAGCATAGATATAAGCTACCCTTAACATTTCTACACCTTTTTCCATAGCTTCCTGAACTAAATCATCATAGACTTCGTAGTAGCTATCTTCTGGATGTTGTTCAATATACCAAGAAGGAATATCAGTATTTAACTCTCCTTGCTTATCTAATAGCTCTTGAATATCATCAGCTATCTCTTTGATTTTATACTGGTCGTAGTTAAATTTCCCTCCACTCATATCTCTTGTTTTAGCTCGTTGATTCTAGCTTGTATTTTCTTCTTACTTACAAAAGACCTTGTTTGGTCTCCTTCGTATTGAAAACTACCAAACCGCTCTAACTCCTCGATTACTTTTTGGTTAGATTGCTTTTCAAACTCACCTATAAGATATGTTATAACCTCTTCGTGTGTCCTTTTATCTTGCAAATACTGCATTAAAGCTATGTCTATTTCTGCTTTCATATCTCTTGTTTTGAACTGTTGCAAAATATGCAACTGTTGGTTATTAATTGTCGTTATACTCTTTTATGAATTTTACTACTGACTTGTATGTTAAAGATTTATCTTGACTACATAATCCCTCATAGATATTTATAACTATAGTGTTAGATACATCTTCATTTACTTCTGCCTCTCCCTTTAAACATTCTTTTATAACAGGCATTAGCCAATCCCAAGAGGTGTGGTATTTTAATTGGTTTACAGATATCCAATCCCCACTATTGTATAATGGTCGGTAGTATTCTCCTTTAGAGAATTGTAACCCCATAAAGTCTGCTATCAGTTTATTGCTTTTTTCTGTTTTCATAAGTTTAGTTTTAAAGTAGTCGACTTTGACCTGTTTTAGTTATGAAGGAGAGGGCGAACCCCCTCCGACACTGACTTCACCTAGCCTCCCCAGACTAGGATTTCTTGCCTAGCGATTTTACGTTACTAGGACTTTCAATTTATGCCCAACTCACGCATGGTACTCTCGTATGTGTGCTCCGATTAGGTGAATCAAAATAGACTTAAGATTTTATCGGAGCTTATTGCAGCGTTCACGTGGCTTGCTCTCGTTGAATTTAAATTGAATAACGTATAGCGAGCCTTTCATCTCGCATCTGCATGTGACGCAATGCCTAGCTATCCTATACTTAGAAGATATACGTTATTTGTCAGAAGGGAAGGATTCGAACCTTCAATGTGAGTATCAATAGCTTCTGTTTGCATATCTAGAATTGCTCCAGTATTCTTCCAGCTAATCTGATATTAACCTCACAGACCCCCGTGTTGGAGCCCTCGTCTACCATTCTGCCTCCTTCTGTAATCTCTCTCCACGACATAATTTGAACAACCTCTTGCCCTTTCGGGTAGAGCTAGGAGAGAGTTTTATCCAGCACTCAAGTAGCTTGGTCACTTTATTTTTAAAGCCTTTTGTTTTCTTCTACTACTCGTATAATAACTCCAGCTTTTTCTTTATCTACTTCATATCCATCGAAGTATGGTATGATGTTTTCCATGTTATCATCTTCAACCCAAAAGTTCTTAACCATTAAATCCTGTACAGTTTGTGCTGGATTTATATAATCAAACTTCCTTCTAGTGCTTCTGATAAAATAGAATGATATATGGTATGGCTTCTCTAAACCTTTAACCATATCTTCGAATACTGCTTTGAATTGCTTGTAATGAAATCGTGTATCTTTAATGTAATTAGTTGTAGTCTTACTATTGATAAGGTATTTACCAGTCCATTGCTTACTATTTTTACTTGAGGGTACATTCCCTGGTATATAGATTTCCATTACACTTTTCTTTCGTTAGGGTCTGGTATGTAGATGTAGAATTCTTCTGCAGCAAATTGCTGTATCTTCTCTATATACCCAATCATCTCTTGATTGTTTAGTTTAGTAGTACTCTTAGTAGTGTCATACCATTCATCTCCTACTAATACTTTATGTTTTAAGAATTTAAACTTTAGTAGTTCGTGGGTTTCTTCTTTACTAAACCCTGTATAGTCTGATACTAATCTAATTACAACTCCCCAGTAGTATTGGTTAAGTTGGTTGCTTCTTTTTGGTTTAAATTCTTTAATGGTAAGCTCCACTGTCTTGCCTTCGTAACGATGTGTATCGTATTCCAGTTTGCTTTTATCTCCGAAGTGGAACTTACCATTTAGAATTTTAGCTACATGCTTTAAAACCACCCTAGAAAGGATTGTTTAAATCATCTGCTGAATGAAAGTCATCTGTTGATTCTACACCTCCAGTCATAGCTGATATATGAGCTTCGTGAGCTGCTTTAAATTCAGCCATTTGATCTATTGGTAAAGACTTATTGTAAGATTCTTTCCATGTAATAGATTGCCCTACAGGTGAAGAGAATTTATAACGAATAGCTTTACGAATCTTTGGCTCACCTGTATCTCTATCGTTATTCCAATATTCTTCTTCAGATAAACACACATTAATGTTCTTTCCTACTGCTTCTTTAGCTGCTGATACAAACACATCGAAGTTCTTAACACCTGCATTATGCAAGAATGTTTTGAACATCTCTGTTTTTACTTTAGCTGCTTTTTCAGATGTATCTTTAGTGATACCCCAGAATTTAATGTACTGAATACCTTCAGAGTTAGATACCTTATATTCTACATAAGGATTACCTTTGTACCCTTCAACAGAGCTTGAGCTCTTAATCTCATCTATCTTTACTGAGTGAACCCCAGCTGTTAAATAGTTTGTTACTTCGCTTACTTCCGCTGTTTTTAAATTTGGAAACATAATTTACTTGTTTTTGGTTTGGTTTATAATTAATTGTAATACTCCTCGCATTGTTCAATGACTAATTGTAAGTCATTAGGAACGTATAATTCTTCGAACATGCCCATAGGACTCTTAGCTGAGTCTTTACCTAATGATTGTGTTCTAAATCTATGATCCATCCCTTCATCTGATAAATGGTTATCTGTAAATAGAGATAATACAAACTCTTTCTCCACTCTTTTCTTCCATCTATTCCCATCAACTGCTACATAACGCTCTTCAACACCGTCTCCGCTGTCGTAAGCACCATCAATAGCTAAGAATATGATATACTTATCTGTATTCTTGCTTTTGTTTAAGATGCGATCTATCTCTTTATTGTAGAAAGACCACACATCAAAACCTTTAAATCTTACATCAGCTTCTCTATATATCATTTCAATAAGAGATGTGAATGACTCAATGACTATTACATCAATTTTATCTGATGCCATAGCTTGATCTAAAGTTTTGTTGAACGTATTTAAATCAGCAACAGGAACATTTTGAAATTTATTAGCACCCTTAAATGGTAGCTGTTTTCTTTCTGTGTTTATTACTGCTGTTGTTTCTGGGTTTAAATTTCTTAAGGATGTGGATTTCCCAGAACCACTCTTTCCTACAACAATGATGTTTGGTTTCATTTGTCTTTGGTTTTTAATTGTTGATAATCTTTAGTTGTGTATACCTTACTCTTCTTGTTGCTAGCTGGTACGAGCTTGAAGAAACCTCTCAACATTATCTTATCTTCATTAGACATTCTCTCCCTTAGTTCAGAGAAAGTTTTGTACACAACCTCTCTAATAACTTTCTTGTTATTAGGTAGTTGTGCGCTAATTTTGTTAATGATATCGTCAGTACTTTTCATACTGCTAAGATAGTCAAAAGGAAGTTATTAACAATAGGTTTCGTCATCTTTTAGGTCAATAAATTTAGTTAGATAGTTTACCCAACCAAGCCATTTACTACCTGTACCAATGTTTCTTCCTTTTGCAAATATGATTTCTGCTTTTCCTTCTGTGCTGTTTCCTTCTTGATCTTCTGTATACCCGTAATACTCTGGTCTATATACAAACACTACTGCATCTGCAGCTTGTTCTATCTCTCCAGATTCTCTTAGATTGGACATCATAGGTCTAGCAGCTTCATTTCTTTCAACGCTTCTAGATAATTGAGATAAAGCAATAATAGTTATATCTAATTCTTTAGCTATGTTCTTAAGAGATCTAGCAATAATAGATACTTCTTGCTCTCTGCTACGTCCTTTAACATGATTACTAATTAATTGTAAATAATCAATCATTACTAATTGTATTCCTTTAGTAATAACATATTGTCTTATCTTGTTCATTAGATATTTTAGAGATGTATTGCTACATTCATCAATATATAGAGGAGCTTTCTCAATTTTACCTTGAGCTTTTTGTATTAACCCCCATTCATCGCTTGTTAAAGTACCTTTTATGAGATATCTATTATCTATCTCTGTCTCAACACTTAATATTCTAGATATCAACTGATTAACAGACATTTCATAAGAGAATACGACACTAGGATATTGATACAAAGAAGCATTATAAGCAAGAGCCAAAGAGAAAGAGGTCTTACCCATAGAAGATGCACCTCCAACGATAATTAAATCTTGTGGTTGCCAACCTCCTGTGAATTTATCTATTGAGTCAAATCCACTAGGGATTCCAGACATACCAGGATTTAAAGAGTTTTCTTCAATCATTTTGATTGCGTCCTTTAGTCTTTCTTTTATCTCTATAATTTCTCCTT